CGCTCAAATAAACTTGGCCCCTTTGTTCGAATCAAAGGATCAGGCTTACTTTCTAAACAAAGAAATCGCGTTGTCAAGCATTTCTTAGACTCAACTGATTCAGATTGGCTTCTGATGATTGACTCAGATGAGCAGCTTGATGTCTTAACTTTTGACAAGTTGTGCGAAACTGCACACGATAAAGAACGACCTGTTGTTGCAGGTCTAGTTTTCGCAGGCTTCGGCGTGGTAGGTAAGCCTTATCCGAAACCTGTGCCAGCAATTTTTCAAGATTCACCTGATGGATTTTTACCGCTTTACAAATACGACAAGAACGCAGTTTTTGAAATCGATGCCGCAGGCACAGGTTGCTTGATGGTTCACAGGAGCGTTCTTGAAGCAATGCGCGAAGCAGCAGACCCAAATCAAGGCAAGGATTGGTGTTGGTTTTGGGATGGCCCTGTTAAGGGCGAATGGATTGGCGAAGACTTGCTCTTCTGCCGCCGAATCAAATCGCTAGGTTTTCCAATCTATGTGAACACCGGAGCGATTTTGCCACACTCCAAGTCTTATTGGCTCAAGGAAGAACACCACGAATTATGGCGAGATTAAAGCGCAAAGAAACGGCACTAGCTCTGCCTAAGTTAGAACGAGCAATTCAAACAACACCAAAGAAGAGGAAATCTAGTGGCAATCACCAACGGCTACGCGACTCTCGCGGAACTAAAGTCATCGCTGACAATAACTGACACAAGCGATGATGCTTTGCTTGAACTTTCAATAACTGCCACAAGCAGAATGATTGATGACTTTACAGGTCGCTTCTTCTATGCAAATGGAACTGTCGGAACACCTGTTGTTAGATATTACACAGCCCTTGATCCTTGGAGCCTTGCAGTAGATGATTTCGTGTCAATATCCGAAATCGCAACCGATGACAACTTCAATCAAACTTGGTCAACTGTTTGGGCGACTTCTGACTTTATGGTTGAGCCTATCAATAACCCTCGGCGCGGTTGGCCTTACACAAGAATCTTGGCAACAGGTCGTTATGTTTGGCCTTACTATCTGCCTCAATCCTGTCGAGTGACAGGCGTTTGGGGTTGGTCTGCGGTTCCTTCAGAAGTTAATCAGGCTTGTTTAATTCAAAGCTCTCGGCTTTTCATTCGTAAGCAGTCGCCATTTGGAATCGCAGGAACTCCTGAACTTGGCACTGTAAGACTTTCATCCCGTCTTGACCCTGATGTCGAGGCTCTACTTCGACCAATTAAAAGAAACAATGGTTTGGCAGTATGAATCCAAGCCAAGTTCGTGATGGTCTTAAAACTAATCTTCAAACTATTTCAGGACTCAGAGTCTATGACTTAATCCCTGACACAGTGACACCGCCTGCCGCAGTTGTAGGCCAACTAGATTTCACATTCGACATCGACAACGCTCGTGGCTTAGACCAAGCGCAAGTCGATGTTCTTGTGATTGTGCAACGCTTTTCAGAACGCTCAGGACAAGACAAGTTGGATGCCTTCCTTGCAGGAAGTGGCACTGGCTCTATCAAGACCGCGCTAGAAAGTGATCGCACTTTGTCGGGAGCAGTGAACACTCTGCGTGTCACAGGAGCCGAAGCAGGCACCTATGACTCACAAGGAGTCACATTTCTCTCATACCGATACAGACTCACGATTTGGGGATAGGAGAACCTAATGGCTTACAAGGTCATCTCAGGCCGCGAGGTCTGTGGAAAAAAACAAGGTGAGATTCTTACCTTGAAAGAGCTAGAAAATGCAGGCGCAAACATTGATGCTCTCATTGCAAGCGGCCACATTCAAGCAAGTCAAGCAAGTCAACCAACCATCAAACCAGCACTATCAGAAGGAGCCAAAAACTAATGGCACGCATCGTTCTTACAAATGCCCTAGTCACAGTCAACGCAGTTGATTTGTCTGATTATGTGGCATCAGTGACACTTAACTCATCCATCGATGTAGTTGAAACAACAGCATTTTCAAGCACCGCAGCTCGCACACGCATCGGCGGTCTTGCAGACAATTCAATCAGTCTTGAATTTCACCAAGACTATGCTTCAGGAGAAGTTGAAGCAACAATTTATCCACTACTCGGAACAGTGACCACTGTCACTGTCAAGCCTGTAAATACCGCAACAAGCGCAAGCAATCCTCTCTATACAGCAAGCGCACTTGTTTCAGAGTGGACACCACTTAACGGAGCAGTTGGAGAACTTGCAACTGCATCTGTCACTTGGCCAGTTAGCGGCGCAATCGTAAAGACAACTACATAATATGGCACGACTTGTTCTCACTAATGCCTATGTGACTTTCGCATCCACCGACTTGTCGGATCATATTGCGAGCGTGTCACTGAACACCACCTTTGACATCGTTGAAACAACGGCGTTTGGTGACACGGCAAAAAAGAGAGTGGCCGGACTTGCAGATAACTCTGTAAGTTTCGAGTTCCACCAGGACTACGCTTCAGGCTCGGTTGAATCAACGATTTATCCGTTGCTTGGAACCGCAGTCGCTTGTGAGGTCAGACCTGTCAACACAACAGTTAGCGCAACAAATCCAAAATACAACTTCTCAGTTCTAATCTCTGAATGGACACCTCTTAATGGTGCTGTTGGAGAATTAGCAACTGCGAGTGTGACTTGGCCTATTTCGGGCGCAATCACAAAATCAACATCTTAAATCAATTAGGGGGAAACAAATGGATGGCTTAAAAATCCGTGTTCGCACTACCGATGGAACCGATGCGACTTATTCGCTTCGACCAAGAGTGATTGTGGAGTTTGAGCAGAAGTATCAAAAGGGCTTAGCAAAACTTATTGCCGAAGAGCAGAAATTAGAGCATATCTACTTCCTGGCTTGGTCAGCGATGAAGCACAATGGTCGCGTTGTTAAACCTTTTGGCCCTGACTTCTTAGACACTCTTGAAGAAGTGACCTTGGTGACAGACCCTTCTTCCGAATCCACAGAGATAGCCTGACCTATCAAATAGCAGCTCTCTCTGTGGAGTCTGGAATTTCGCCGGTGGCATTACTTGATGCCCCTGACGGAGTGTTGGAAGCAATTTTCGTTTATGTGAAAGAACGAGCAAAGGCGCGAAACAAATAATGGATTCACCAAATTATCGAATCTCAATTCAAGGTCTGAGTTCTACTATTTCAGCCATTGAGCGTTTCGCGCCTGACCTCAAGAAACAATTAGATAAAGAAGTCAAAGGTGTCTTGAGCAAGGTTGTCACACAAGCCCGCGAACATATACCTTTTGACATTCATCCTTCAGGATGGGCGCGTGAGAACAAAAATGCAGGCTTAATTGGCCCATTACAACAGGGTCAAGGCCGAGGAAGTTTTGTGCGCTTCGATGCTGCCAAAGCTAAAGCAGGAATCAAATCAACATCACCAAGTTCTAAATCCAGCGCCACAGGCTTTCGCAATTCGTATGGCGTTATTCAGCGCGATGCCGCAGGTGCTATCTTTGAAACTGCCGGTCGCGGAAGCAAAGCAAGTCGCGCAAGAACCCGCGCTTCACGATCCACAAATCCAACTGCCTCTCAAGACTTTATCCAAGCAGTTGAAAAGTATTATGGAGTTTTGCCGACATCTAAAGGCTTGGGTCAAGATAAAGGTCGCGCTCTTATCAGAGCGGTTGATGACAACAAGAAGAATGCTCAGCGTGCTATCTTTGAAGCAATTAAAGATGCTGAAAGCAAAGCGCAGGCACGAATGGATGCAAATTTGAATCAGAGAGAAGGTTAGGCAATGGCAATTATTGAACGCATTGTCACTGTCTATAACGACAAAGGTTCAAAGCAGGCAGTAAAAGACCTCAACAAACTTGAACAAAATTTCAAAGATGCTGGCAAGAAGATTGCCAAGGCATTTGGCGTTGCTGCCCTCGCGGCAGGGGCGCTGGCAGTAAAGCTAGGCAAAGACGGCGTTGAAGCCGCTATCGCAGATCAGAAGTCACAGGCATTGCTCGCCAATGCCCTTCGCAACACCACAGGCGCAAATGCAGCCGCAATAGCTTCAGTTGAAGATTATATTTCGGCGCAACAAAGAGCAGTTGCAGTTACAGATGATGAGCTTAGACCTAGTTTAGCAACTTTATTAAATGCGACAAAAGATGTCACCACCGCCCAATCGCTTCAAAATCTAGCTTTAGATATTGCGGCTGGCAGCAGCCTAGATTTACAAAGCGTTTCTCGCAGTCTTGCAAAAGCAATAGGCGGAAATTTTGGAGCTTTAACAAAATTAGGTGTTCCCTTATCTGCCGACATAAAGAAATCAAAAGACCTTGATGCTGCCTTAAAAGAATTAGGCAAGACCTTTGCAGGAGCCGCATCAACCCGCGCAGGCACTTTTGAAGGGCGAATGACTGCCATTCGTATTTCATTTGATGACACTCTTGAAACGCTTGGTTATGCCTTAATTCCTGTTTTAGAACAATTAGCAGCCGTTTTTCAATCACAAATCTTGCCTGTATTCGAAAAATTTATTGCCAATAATAAGGATCAGATTGCGCAAACCCTTGGCGATGTAATTGATTTTGCAATCAAAGCTACGATTGCTTTGGGCAAAATGTTCAAGACCATTTCAAACAATCTCGGCGTGATTCAAGCCCTAGGTTCTCTGCTTTTTGGAATGTTTGTTGGCGTTAAAATCGTGACAGGTATTATGGCAATTCACACCGCCATTTCAGGCTTAATTCTACTATTCAAAAAACAGGCATTCTTTGCAAAGAAGGCAGGGGCTGCAACTGCTTTCGCCACTGGTGGTGCAACTGCTCTTGGCGCTATCGCTGCGCTAACAGCCTTCTATGCGTTTGAAAAACTGACTGACTCAATTGAAGACAACACCGAGGCAATGCAGAAGAACTCACAAGTTGTCCAAAATCACTTAGCAGATTTAGGCAAACTCTCTAAGGTAACTGCTGATGCTAATCTTAAAAACAAAGCTTTAATTGTTTCAACTGGTGGTGTAAGTAAAAAGACAAAAGAGCAAATTGCATCAGAGAAGGCTCTAGCAAAATTAAAAAAACAATTTCAAGTTGTGCCGACAACTGAGAAAGACCCAATTCAACTTGAAGCGGCTCGATTAAACCTTGTAAGACAAGGCAACTTAGAAGAAGCCCGCCGAGTTGAAGCAATTATGAAACACCTAGAAGCGCAGATGAAGCTCAATGATGCTGCGCAACGATACGCCGATCTCTTAACTGTATTATCGGATTCAGTAATCAGCGATGAAGAAGTTTCAGTTCTTGCTCAAAAATGGGGCGTGACGACAAACCAAGTCCTTGAATACATCGCCCGCATCTATGCAGCCAATTCAACTGAAGTCAATGATGGCGCAGTCGTCAATCTTCTTATGAAGTGGGGTTTGACAAAAGAAGAAGCTCAGAAGTATGTCGATTTTACTCGCGCTCTAAAAGACGAGAAGATAGACGACAAAGAAATTGAAAAATTGATGGCTAAGTGGGGAATGACCCGTCAGGGCGTTCTTGATTATGCCAAGACAGTGCAAGATGGCACTGCCTTACAACTTGCACTTTCTAAAGGTTATGCCTCGCCAGGTGATGCAGCAGCCGAGTCTTGGCGCAATGCCCTAGCAGCCTTAAATGCCTACCTTGCCGCCTTAAAAAATATGACTCCTGGCCCTGGCCCTGGCCCTGGTCCTGGCCCTACCCCTAGACCAAAACCAGACTTTGTTGCAAATCCTTTCAATCCTACTTCTGCACCGATTCCAAAGGGCAAAATTGAAGAACAAATTGACACACTGACATCACTTAGAGATGCAACAGAAAAAGGCACAGCAATTAGTGTCTTACTTAAAGAACACATCGACACCTTGACCGATTCTATTAGCACATCAGGACTTGGCGCTCTTAGCGATGAGCAAGCAAGACTTCGAGCAATGGGAACCTTTGGCTCTAGTGGCTCGGCCTCTGAATTTGACCCTGGCTCTTTCAGGA